TGAAACCGCTAAATTTGAACCTTACGAACTCCTCGGAGTCTTCATGTGGTTCTCGAGTGTCAAGGAGTATTTTGCCGCCAACTTCCCTCACTTCTTCAGACCAGCCAGAGAGGGCGGCGAGCTGCGGCGTGAGGACATCCTGCCAGCCATGCAGGCGCAGATCAGGGCACTTACCGATGGTGACGTGACCAAACTGCAGGCAGTCTACAATACAGACTGCTGGGCTGCACTCACGGAACTGGACAACAAGGCTCGGGAGGCAGAAGAGTTTAGAAAGCGCAATAGGCAAAACAGTTAAATATTCAGAATATGACAGAGAAAATCTTCGATTCCATCGCATATTTCAAGCAGCTGGCTGCCGAGTGCAGAACCTGCAGGGATTATAATTTTGTCGCAACAGAGTGCTCGGGACCTGATTCAATTCAAGGAGTCATGCAGCAGTTCCGAAAGGCATCCAACTTCATTATGGTTTCAGACACCGTTGACAGCAACACCCATTCCATCGGAGAGGGCTTCTTCGACCGCAACGTCTATACCGTCTGGATCCTGGCAGGGTACCGACGCGATGACATGGCAGACCGAGAGGAAAAAATGAATATCTGCAGATATATTTTCCGCCAGTTCCTCAGTCGTATGCTATACGACAAGAGCCGAGAGGCATACGACGGCCAGATGGAGTTCCTGGACCTCACGCAGGTCTATTCGAGCGAACTGGGCAGATGGTCCATGAATGGCGTCACAGGACTCTACTTCATGGTCACATCAGATGAACCTATCGATATACAGTATGATGAGAGCCTATGGCAGACGCAGCAGTAGACGATCTCCTCAGATATGAGCGAGGATGGGCTAATGCAATGGGCGACTACTGGCGAGAGCGCATGGAGCGGCTTCGTACCATAGATACCGGCCGACTCTACGCTTCCATCAAGGCGCACCTGGAGCAGGGCTCTGTCACCACCATTGAGCACAACTTCCTGCAGTACGGTATCTATGTAGCTGCAGGAGTAGGACCGGCACATGAGTGGTACAAGTGGACCGAGGCACAGGGAGGCGAGAAAGTCCACCGCATCAACAACGGAGACCTCAACTTCCTGGGCGATGAATACCGTCGTGACAACAATCTCGATAAACCGAAGAAGGTGGGCCCTGCCTGGGGCGGTCGTCTCGCCGGTGGCGAACCTAAAGGCAGACGTGACTGGTTCTCTCAGAAGTACTACTCATCTGTCATGAAGCTCAATGAGCATGAGGCGACCTTCTACGGCGACCGGTACAATGGTCTGATGGCATCAGCCCTCACCGAGATATTCAGGGGCATAGGAGCAGCACGCAACCTCTAGGGAGCGTATTTTTACCGATTCCATCGGCATATTATCTTTGCAAACAAAAAAAAAAATAAAATGGCAGATAAACTAGACAAGAGTGCACTTCAGACCCTCTTCGAGGGCATCAGAGACGAGCGTCGCCTGCAGGCCAACACGGCAAACCGCATCGGCAACGCTTTCCTCTCGCTGCTGCACTTCTGTGCGGACGAGACCTCCGAAGCCTATCTCAGCCGCAAGCATGACGATGCAGCCGAGGGCGTGATTACCTTTCTGCGTGGACTCATCTCCGAGCAGATGGCGCAGCTCAAGGCGGGTGCACAGTTCGGTGACTTCGTCTCCGGGCTGTACAACGGCAAGGGCGCGCAGGTCGATGCCAATGGCAATGCCGAGGTTGAGAGCATCACCGTCCGCACATACATGCGGGTCATGGAACTGATTGTCAACCGCCTGTCAGCGCAGGAGGGTGACACTTTCTTCACAGAGAGCGACACCATCGAGAGCGTTGACAGCCTGGGTGATAACTGCTATGGCCTGCACCTTCGATCAAAGTATAGTGGATACTTCACGGCGCAGCATGTGGGCAACGTCATCAAGGGCGTGGTCAACAACATCGCCTCGGCAGCCAATTCCGGCACCTCGGCTGATTACTACACCTCATGGATGAGAGTCAACAGCGTCAACGCGGTTAAGAATTACATCGAGGTAACCCTCTATCCTGATGCCGATGTTCCGGAAGGCAAGAACTTCCCGCCGTGCGAGCTCATGAACATTGCACGTTACGGCAACCAGACCGATGAGTCGCTGCAGAGCTGTTTCTACATCTCCAGTTCCGAGGGGCGCATCGTCAAGCTGACGGGCGTCACAAAGCCGATACTTGAAAAATACAACTACGGCATGGCCTTCGGCGACATGCCTGAATTCGTCAAGTCGCTCAACCTTCCCATCGTCAAGGGCAGGGATTATCTCTATGCAGCCGGCATCATCACCCAGGATATCATACAGATTGACTATCATGGCAAGCCGATTGTCGATTTTGTAGACCGGGGACCATGGGCAGAGGCGGCAGACTATTTCTGCTCAGCTATCAATCCAGAAACAGGCAAATACGAGACCTCCGACGTCTGGTATACCGGGTGCAAGTGGCGATGCCAGAAGACTGGTACCCATACCGCACCAAGGTGGAATAATACCGATTGGGCGATGATAGAGGGCAATCCAGCATTCACCATCGATTTCCTCGAAGACGAGACGCTCTATGATTTCGACAACTTCCGAGCTCCGCTGACTATCGTTGCTACGCTCTACGGCCAGGATATCACATCAGATATCCTCGACAGCGACGTAGCCTGGACCAGATACACAGAGAACAGGGCTGGTGAGCAGAGAGTCACAAGTGACAACATCTGGTCACTCGAAGTCGGTTCCAAGGCAGGCAAGGCTATCGTCCTGACCCAGTCTGACCTCTCCATAGACAGCGAGGGAGTTCCGGCTAAGATTAGATTCACGGCAACAGTTACACTTCGTGATGGTCTGGGCGACGAGGTTGCCCAAGATTCCATCACACTGGAATGTGTTTAATAACATATAAGATGAAATACAAAAGATTAGACTTCAAATACACGCCTCTGCAGGTGAACACATCCAAGACAATATCAGGCAGCGTTCCGCTCGAGCAGACTTATGACGCCAACCAGAATGAGTATGCTCCAAATTACGAGTTGACACCATGCGCCTTGCAACCGGTCGTTGGTATCATCGATAGAGATGACATACTCGAGAGTGGTCGTGTCAATAGTGAACTGACAGATATCGCCTGGTACAGAGTCGAGAATGGCGTGGAGGGTAATGCGCTGGTTTCGACACCCAGGAAGCATGTCATCACCTCGACCGGCAATGATGCCGGCAAACTGCTCTGGTATGTCAACGCAGCGCCGCAGAAACCGATTCTGCTCAGATTCAAGGCGAAGTACCTGGACAGCAGAACAAATAAGGTTCACAGAATTATGATGGACTATTCCATCAACTGCAAGAATGCGACCCTCTACAAGCCGACGCTGCTGCTTTCGAGTGGTGACCGATACTATAATCCGCTTCGTGATACAGACAAGCAGGTCATCAATGCATCTCTGCGCCTCGGATCAGAGGAGTGCGCTAAGGAGAAGAGGCTGTTCGTCTGGGAGATTCTCCGTGATAGAGGTCAGTTCTCTGCCATTACAGCAGATGACCTCGAAATCAAAGTTTCTTCAGATGGTGCATCGGTTACTCTAGACCGCTCGCTCATGGGCAAGCGCATCTGCATCAGATGCAGGGCTAAATTCTCGGCTGATGGCAATCCGGCAAGCGTAGATCTGAGTGATGCTACACCGAACAGAATTGTCAATATCGTCCGCAGGATACCATTCTACGATTACGATATCCTCGACACGGTCGACGAAGTCCTGCCCGACACGAAGGTAGTAAACCCAGCGGCAACCATCTCTGACAATGTCGGAGAAATTGCGAACCCGACAAGAGAACTGCAGGTCCTCTGGTGGATGGCACCGAATAACTCGATACACTTTGAGAACGCAGTCCTTGTCGGACATGGCATGTCTCCGAGAGTACCTACAGATCTGCTGGATCCGAACAGGGGAGCTATCCTTGCTTTGGAAGTTAAAGACCTCGATCCTCTAGCTCTGGCTATGGATGCCGACGGCAAGGTCTTCGTGGACGCAGATGGCAATCCGTTCATTTTTCACTAATCATCATTTATAATATAATATATGGAAAGATACATCAAGGCAAATCGCAAGGTCGTGGAGTTGCTTCAGCTGACCGAGGACAGAACTGAGCTGCAGGATGGCAATTTCATTCTCTGGTGTCAGGATATCCTACAGCTTGGGGAACCTATCGAGTTCGAGGAGACGCTGTCCAGAATAGGCGCTATCGCTATGGATGGCAAGACCGCCTGCATGGAGCAGGAAGGCAAAGTGTGCAACAAGCTGCCTGTAGCTACAGACAGCAGATTCATCATGACAGAGCAGAGAGAGGAGGCAGAAAATGAGTAGCGCAAGTAAGTCGACAACCATCAACTTCATACCAAAGATGGGTACATTTACTCCGTCAATCCAGTCGCCTGACGGAGATATCTACCAGGAGTACCAGAGAAATGGGGATGTCGTGACTGTCTATCCGGATTTCTCGCAGACGCAGCCGAAGCTGTACTTCGTTGTCATCTCATCGAGAACAGCAGAAGGCATCAGTACACCTACCTCCATGAAGTACTTCTTCAATGATACGGAGATTCCTTTCAATTCTGCAGGCAAGTCTACAGGACTGTTTGACGGTCTCTTTGAAGTTATCAGACCAAGTGCTTCGCAATTATATTGGGGACTGAAAATCTGCAACAACCTGGTTAAGGTTTCCAATTATAGCGGCATTACAATCAGGATGGTCGGTACCATCACAGAGCGTTCTGGGCAGCAGGAGGCTACAGATGATATTCAGGCTAGCTACGATATTTCCGTTGGCCCTTACACAGGAGTCGCCTATCGTGTGACAATAAAGGCTCCGGCTAATGATACGCACAACTTCGTTCTGGGTAGCAAGGATGACAGCTGCCAGCTCGAAGCCAAAGTCACGCAGGGCAACGAAACTCTGACAGCAGGACTATATTACAAGTGGTATAAAGCAGTCAATAGCATCACAGGTTGGGAGCAGATTGCAGGAGCCAGTGCCAAGATCCTAACCGTCAAGGCATCAGATGTTGATTGCACGAGGGAGTTCATGGTGGAAGTGTACAACGACAAGGCCATGGGCAAGGATAATATGCTGGGTTTCGACTTCCAGACTGTCATCGATGCGTCAGATCCGTATGACATCGAGCCGAACCCGACACCGGCTGATGAGTCTATCAGCGAGGACGAGTCAGGCAATGGTACTGTGACCTATACTCCGAGACTGATTGTCAGGGGAAAGTCTGAGGCTATCGGTAGTAAGTTCTATTTCACGCTGAAGTCAGGTTCCGGTGTTGTCCTCAATACCGAAGCGGCACGCAAGCCTACTGTCCAGCTGAGTTCATTTGCTGTGACCAGAGCAGACTGCGAGCATGCCGGTTACAGCAGCGTGGCATTAACGATTCAATCAGTCAAGTAGTCTATGACAGTAATTACAAGAACTATTAATTTTATCCGCAAGGCTGTCAAGGGTGAGAAGGGTAGCGTCCTTCGAGGTCCGCAGCTGTGGAATACCTGCAGCAATGGATACAGATTCGAAGCGGGTGAAGAAGGTGAAGAGTGGAAGGATGTTGTCTTATATAATGGCAATACCTATTCCTGCATCAAGACGCACGTCAAGACAACAGATAATTATCCGGGATCTGCAGCTGATCTGAACAACCATTATTGGCGTCTGGGTCAGTCTATCGAACTCATCATAGCCCACATCATACTCGCCCAGTACCAGATGGTGGAGAACCTGGGTGTTCGTACCATAGAGATGAAGGATAAGGATGGCAATGTAGTCTTCAGAGCTAAGGATGGTGACCTCACATGCAAGGGTGGCAATTTCAAAAACATTACGGCAACAGGCAATTTCAAATCTAGAAATGAGAAGACCTGGAATGAAATCGAAATGAATGCAGATAAGGGTTACCTGGTTTTGCGTGGACCAACTTCCGTTAATGATGATAACTGGGATTTGCCAAGCTCAATAGCAGAGATGACAGACCTTTTCAAGGTTAGATTTGAGACAGATTCTGATACGCTGAGTCGAATTGCGACAATGGATTTATTTGGATATGGTGGAAGGAGACGGGTGAATATAGATCCAGAATTTGGTGTAAGAATATACTCTAATGAGGGGACAGATGATGAGAGTCATCTGTTTTTGGGCAAGGATTCGATTGATTATAGTGACGGATTAGGGCACGTGTATCATAGTGATTGGAATACTTTGCTAAAAAGAATATTATAAATAATTATGGAAGGTAAAAAATTCAATTCCGTGACGAAAGTCACAACCGTCAACAGCAACCAGAGCCTGCTGCTGACAGACCAGAATGGCAATGTCACTAGCATCGGTATGGATGCGCTCAAGGCTGACCTTGCTGTTGGTCAGCATGCCTGGTGCGGAAGAGTGTGGGACACCGCCAACGCAACGCCTAAGGCTGCATCATACATTGGCTCTCTTGAATTGCTGAAGGAGTTGCCATACATCCTCGGGCTTGGCGCATACCTGGTCAAGAATGACCACAGCCGTCGAAAGCTCGACAGCAAGGATCACTACAAGTATGCTACTGGTGAACCAGCAAAGCTGGATGGTACCGAAGGTCACTATCAGTGGGGATGGGGACGTAAATTCTACGTTGTCATAAAGGATATAGGCGGATTGCACTATGAGCAGATTGGCATCAAGCCAATTCCTGGTGAGTTTAATTACGAGATTCCTATCGGCAGTATCTCTGCTGCAGGATTCGCCACTATAGAGCGAAGCACAGGCAGACTTGTGAGCTATATAAATAATGGAACTGACTATCGTGGTGGAGACAACGATTCGTCTTATGATGGCAAGAATAATACGCTTCTGGGTAGACCGGCAACTAATCTGACTACTGAGCAGTTCAGAGCTGCAGCACGCAAGAATGGCAAGGGCTGGCTCTGCACAACCATGCGACATACATCCATTGTAGCAATTCTTTTCGGAGTCATCTTCGGTACACATTACGTTCAGGATGCCGTCAATGCCAACAAGGATGCCAATGGTCTCTACCAGGGAGGTCTAGGTGCAGGCTTGACGCAGATGCCAGACTGGGGTGGCTACAACGGCTATAGACCTGTAGCACCTATGAGTGCAGGCATCGAGCTTGGTGATTCATGTGGAGAAGCGACCTATGCAGTTAAGAATGACGCAGGCACAACGGTCTATAATGCCAAGATTCCATGTTTCTTCGGTTACAAGAACGGCTTCGGCAATCTCTGGCGAATGACGGATGAAGAGTTCTGCCAGGTGAATAGTGACAAGACCATGACACACCTCGTGGCTCCGTCAATATACGGTTCCTGGACCATCGGCAACGCTTCCGGCATGAAGGCGTTGAGCAAGTCACCAGGTGGTGTTGAAGGATGGATCAAGACCTTGTCGATGGAACATCTCGAGAACTTCTGTACGCAGATTGGTGCTACAGAGTCAACCTATTTGACTTGCTATTTCTGGAACACGTCAGGAGCTACATCCGGTTTTCGCCTGTGTCTTCGCGGTGGCATCGCTGACTTTGGTGGTCTATGCGGTCTTTCGGCGCTCCGCGTGTGCAATGCTGTCTCGGATTCCAATGTGAGCTGCGGTGCGGCCCTCTGCGAAGCAGCATCCGAGTGGTCATTGGAACCAGTGTATTACGAGGCGGCCTAGAGTGGACAAAGGTGTGCTGGCGTGAGCAGGAGTGTACAGGATTGACCAAGGTTCCCAAGCGGAGCCAAGGGCAATCCTGAGCACCCTGCGAGCGTAGCGAGCAAACCCTACCGCCCTTGGGCGGTCGATTTTTTTTGAAATTTCGCTCTTTGACATTCTTTCATTCCGATTTTTTTCAGTACCTTTGCAGGCGGTTTTCAAACCAGGCTGTGATTCCTGCGCCGGTTTTCGCCTGTGTCTTCGCGGTGGCAACGCTAACAATGGTGGTCAATGCGGTCTTTCGACGCTCAACGTGAACAATGCTGTCTCGGATTCCAATGTGAACTACGGTGCGGCCCTCAACTTAACAAGATACTGCAGGTTAGTTTGCTTAGCTGCAGAGATTTCGGGAGTCAGGCCTTGCCTCATGGCAAAACATACACTTTAGCAGAATAGCAAGTAGATGATGGCAATGGGTCATCCGGTCGAAAGTTAGGACATTAGAAAAGCAGACAACAGACACAGACACCGACATTTATCAGACACCGACCTTTTTTAAAAATGTACATAAAATATTAAAGCAAGTGAAGAGGTTAGGTAACATTTCACAGGCGGTTGAGACTTTGCAAAATTTTCGTGAAGCATTTTTTGATTTTTCCCGGCACAAAAAGTCCCGTCTTTCAGTACAAGCGTTTGAGGCAGAGTTTGAGGCAAATCTTCAAGCCCTGCTAGACGCCTATAAACATCAGACATGGCATACTTCAGACTATGATGTCAAACTCATAGAAAAGCCAAAGTACCGCATTGTCAACAAGTTGCCTGTTGGCGATCATGTCATCCAACATGCAGCCATGCACACCAGTGAGGATAAATTGAGAGCCAAGATTCCATTCAATAGTCCGGCTGGTACCAAAGGGCGAGGCACGCATTTTTTTTACAAGATTATCAAGCAGGACATCTTTACCTCGCCACAGCAAGACACATTCTATTGCTTGCCCATGGATATACATCATTATTTCCAGAATGTTGAGCACAATCTGCTCAAGAGAGAGTACAGACTGTATATCAAGGACCGCAAGCTACTTGCTTTCATCGACGAGGTCGTTGACAGCTATTCCAATGGCATAGTACTAGGCGTTAAGCTTACACAACTTTTGGGGCAACTGTTTCTGGCGAGATTTGACTATCTCGCCATGCGGTGTTTTGATATACTCCAAGACCCCGAGAAACACAGTTATTGGCAGGCTCGCTACGTCACAGACATGCTCCTCACATGCCGCTCGGAGCAGCAGGCAAGAGTATTAAATATGGGGGGTAAAATCCCTCAATGAGCGCTTCGACCGTTTTTGCAGTGAAGGGCTCAAACATTATTATAGATTCATGGACAATATCTTCATCATGCATGAAGATAAGGTTTTCTTACGCCTCATGGCGGAGCTTGCAGTCATGCACTTGGCTAGAGACTGGAAGCTGAGCATCAATAAAAGTTGGAATATTCATCGTACATGTGACGGCATAGACTTCTGTGGACAGAAGATCTTTGCCGACCATGCCCTTTTGCGCAAGCGCACCAAGCAGGCTCTCTGTGCCCAAGTGGCAAGATTGCGCAAACGTGGTCTTACCGATGAGCAGATCCGGCGCAAGGCAGCATCGAGGCTTGGCCTAGCCAAACACGCAGATACAAAAAACTTATTAAATAAAATCGGTATGAAAAAGTATGGTCAGATTGTGAAGGCTCGCAAGGGAGAGGTTCCCTTCGAGGGCATGAGTTTAGCGCAGAAGAAGCATCCAGGCGATATCCTGTGCCACAACATTGAGGACTATGACAAGTTCCTCATCCTCATAGAGGATTACAAGATAGATAAGTCGAGAGTCGACTTCAAGATGGAGCAGGTTGAAGAAGTTGACGAACAGGGCGTCAAGCACATAGTCACCAAGAAGGTGCCTAAGGACCGACTCGCCATCCGCTTCCGTTTCATCGATCACGTCCGGAAGACAGGACAACTCGATGAACATGGCGATGAGATTGAGGAGCCGGTTTGGCAACCTGAGTCATGGTGGCTCTTTACTGGCTCAGATATTCTGGTTGACCAGGCACGCAAGGAGTGGGAACTGATGGACAAGGGCTTCTACACCGTTGCAGCCGAGTTGACAAACAAATTTGGCAAGAAATTCTATAAGTTTATCTAGATGCACAAGAAATTTTATCTTTGCCGTATGTCATACTTGAGATATGACAGCAAGCATTTTCTTCTGTTCTTGAGTGAGCAGAAAGTAGAAAACTATCACCCAGACACCACCATGTCGGAGTCTGATGGCGATAGTAAGACAGTGACAGCCTACTGCTACGAGGGCACAGAGATTGACGGCTCCACTAAAATTGAGGCTGAGTCGGCAAGCTATCGCGAGTTCGTAAATGGTCTTGTTCGTACTAAGTACAGTCAGGGCGATGTAGAAGCCATCCTATGCAACCATGGAGATGGCAATAAGGAGCATGAGACAGAGTACCAGGTATTCCAGGAATGGCGAGAGCAGGCTAAGCAGATGGCCAGAGAATTACTCGACAGAGATATCTCATAGTTATCAGATACGGCAGGAGGGCAGCAGCTCTTCCTGCCGTATTTTTATATTTCTTATATTATATGTACCTTTGTGCCAGATTTAATCATGTACAGATATGCAGAGAAATACAAAGGATTGGATTCACTACAGCTCTGCTGGCATCGTACTGCTTGCTGGCATTGTGCTTGTGTACATCAGCTTTTTTATGTCCCACGACGTCACGTCTAACGTCTTGTGGTACTTTGGGCAGAGTCTGGTTTACGTGGCAACCGTCTTTGGTTTCGCACTGACTTTTGACACCAGAGTTAAAGACATTATCAATAAATATTTCAATAACAAAAATGGCACGCAAGATTAAAAAAATTTTCGTTCATTGTACAGCAAGCCGACAGTCATGGTCTGTCGATGCCTTGCTCAAGGAGTTTAGAAACAAAGGCTGGCATTATCCAGGCTACCACTGGGTCGTAACCGCTGATGGCAACTACACGCAGCTCATGACAGAAGACCTGCCGTCAAATGGAGTTAAAGGTCACAATTTCGATTCAGTCAACGTTGCATACATGGGTGGAATATCCCGCACAGGCAAGGCTATCGACAACCGAACAGAAGAACAGAAGGCTGGACTTCGCCAACTCTTGAAGGAGTTGCGTCAACGCTACCCTGATGCAAAGATCATGGGACATCGTGACATCTCGCCTGACAAGAACCACAATGGAGTGGTCGATCCATGGGAGCGCATCAAGGAATGTCCATGCTTCGATGCCATTCCTGAGTTTAATGACATCTAAAAAACTAGGATTATGCAGAAACATCTCAAGTCAATCATCATGGCCATATCGGTGATGTTCGTCATCATCGCCTGCTTCTGGATTTTTGACCATCGACAGCAGCGAGCGGAGCAGAACCTACAAGAACAGCTCAATGGGCTGAAACTTCAGTATGCTCCAGCCGAGCGAGACACAATCCGAGACTCAGCCACTGTCATCACGCAGCAGGTGCTGCAGATGAAGGAAGAGGAGTACAAACTTCAAGCCTACGACCGCCAACTGCTCCATGACCTGGACATTCGTCTTGGCCAGGTCATGGCAGACCAGCGCACGAGTCTGAGTACTGCTGATACGGTCAAGACTGACCGCAGCGATTCAGTCTATACCTACAGCGACCGATGGCTTAGTCTCCGTCTCAACACGGCAGACTCCATCTTGACATACAAGGCAAGAGACAGTCTCCAGACCATCATCTTCAGACAGTACAAGCACAGATTCCTTTGGTGGCGATGGGGCACCAAAGGCTATGACATCAAGGTCATCAACTTCAATCCCCATTCCAACATATTATATAACAGCTATATACAAGTCACCCGATAATGGCAAGACAAGAGGTATATACAACAGTCATCAAGCTCAACTCGGAGGAGGCGAAGAACCGACTCAAAGAGTTAGAGGACAGAGTCGCTCGTCTGAAGAAGGCAAAACAAGATGCCTTCTCGGCGGGCGATTCCCGTTTAGGCGCATCCCTCGCCAAGGATCTGAAGGCCGCAGAGCGAGAGATGAAGCAATTCAAGATCTCAACCATGAGCGTAAAGGAGACACTCGACAACCTGTCTAGTGCAAGCCTCGGACAGCTGGAGAAGGCAGCAAGACATCTGAAGGGGCAGATGAAGGCAGCATCTGACCCTTCAGACTTTGCAAAATTGGACGCTCAACTCTCCAAGGTTAAGGAGCAGATGCTTGCCCTGAAGGGCGCGACACGCAAGGCTGATGAGGAAGCGAGACGCATGACCGCAACGGTGTCAAACCTGAAACATGCTTCACTCAATGACCTCAACTTCACAGCTTCCAAGCTACGTAGTCAGATGGCTGACTACGACCCGACATCTACCATGTACGCCTCTCGATCTTCGCAGCTGAAGCTGGTCGAGGCAGAGCTGGAACGCATCCGACAGAGCGAGCAGAAGGTGGTCACACTCATGCAACAGTATGACAAGGAGATTGACCGCACAAATGTGGACATCATGGAGACAAAGCGGCAGATGCAGCTAGTCAATAACACCATGTCCAACCTCAAAACCTCCTCCATCCGTGACCTGGAGTACTCCATCAAGGCACTGAACCAGCAGATGCATGGCATGGAGCGTGGTACCGAGCAGTTCAAGCAGATGGAGCTGAAGGCGAAGCAGCTGAAGGCAGAACTGCAGGCAGTCAGAGCCGAAGGCGTAGCTCAAGAGTCCTGGATCAAGCGCTCTGCAGACTGGTTCAACCGCATGCAGGGTCTTGCTCTCGGTGCAGTCGCTGCCATTTCCGGTATCACCTTCACAGTCAAGAAGTGTGTGGAGGAGTATGCTAAGATGGATGATGAGATGACCAACGTCCGGAAATATACCGGACAGGCAGCCGAGGAAGTCGAGCGCATGAACGAAGACTTCAAGAAGATGGATACCCGAACTCCTCGACAGAAGCTCAACCAGCTGGCCGAAGATGCCGGAAGACTCGGCATCACATCGACGGCTGCAGTTGAGGAGTTCGTCGATGGTGCCGATAAAATCAATGTCGCACTCGGTGATGACCTCGGCGATCAAGCAGTCTCTCAGATCGGTAAACTCGCCCAGATGTTCGGCGAAGACAAGACCAAAGGTCTGCGAGGTGCCATGTTGGCGACAGGTTCTGCAGTCAACGAACTGGCTCAAAATTCTTCTGCCTCTGCCGGTTATCTCGTTGACTTCACTGCCCGTGTGGCAGGTGTCGGCAAGCAGGCAGGCTTTACACAGGCTCAGATTATGGGTCTCGCATCAGTTCTCGACCAAAACATGCAGCAAGACGAGACTGCTGCAACCGCAGTTCAGAACCTCCTCGCTAAGATGTTCCAGGACTCCTCAAAGTTTGCAAAGATTGCTGGACTCAATGTCAAGGACTTCGCCAAGACTTTGAAGGAGGATGCCAACGGTGCACTTCTCCAGTTTTTGGCAGCCATGAGAGCCAAGGGCGGTTTTGCCGACCTTGCACCAATGTTCGAGGAAATGAAGATGGATGGATCCAGGGCTACTGGAGTCCTCACCGTCCTCGCAGATAAACTCGATGACATCAAAACTGCTCAGAACCTGGCAAGCGAAGCATATTCCGAAGGCACATCCGTCCTCAATGAGTTCGAGACACAGAACGAGGGTGTACAGGCTCAACTTGACAAGGCGAACAAGAAGTTCCTGGATCTCTCCATCGAATTGGGACAGAAACTCTATCCTGCAGCACGATATTGCATATCTGCAGCAAGTCTCGGAGTTCGGGCACTCTCCACACTCGTTGACTTCGTCAAGGACTATTGGCGCATTTTAATTGTACTGACCGCCGCCATTGTTACCTATACTGCAGTATCTAAGGCAAAGCTGATAGCAGACAAGGCGCAGATGGTATGGCTCAACATCATGATTCTGCGCGAAAAGGCGCATCTCATACTTGTGGGTCTTAAGACATCTGCTCTCAAGACCATGGCAATCGCTCAGATGGCGTTGACACGCGAAATAAAACTGACCACTGCTGCGCAGATGTTGTGGAACAAAGTGTTGCTGGCCAACCCGATCACTGCCGTGATTGCTGTCGTTGCCGGTCTGACAGCTGCCATCGTCACACTCTCTAAAGAGACGAGCACAGCTGAGCAGGCTCAGCGTGACTACAATGATGCCGTGACAGATGCCAACAAGCAGGCAGCAGAAGAGGAGGCATCCATCATACGCCTGGTATCTGCTATCCAGTCAAATACCAGTGCCGAGTCCGATCGAAAGGCTGCACTGGAGGAACTCAACGGCAAGCTGATGAGTCAGCACCTGGGCAACATTACTGAAGAGGCTGTTCGCACAGGTCAGGCAACAAGGCAGATTCAGTCGTACATCGACATGATGAAGAAGAAGATCGTCATCGATGGCTTGCAGAAGAAGCTGGCTGAGTCTATAGCCAAGCAGGCTGAACAAGAAGACATACTAAACGAAGCAGACAACGACAAGCGTGGATTCTGGACAAAAGTTTGGGGGCGTATAAATCCGTTTGCAAGTGGTAAAACTAAGTTGTTAAACTTAGCTTCTGACAACAAAGAAGTGTTCATCGATGTGATGAACAAGAGCATTGAGCGTGAAAAGCAGTACCAGCAGAAGCTCATCGATAAGATTAAACAGCTAGAGTCCCAGCACTTCGAAATCAATGATCCGGAACCATGGCGCAACAATGGCTACAATGGCAAGGCCAATGATGGTACCATCATTAAGCAGAAGAGAACAACCGGCACTCATCAAGCTTCTGAAAAAGAGCGCAAGGCTCGTGTCAAGGCAGAGAAGGCTGCGGCTGCAGAAGCACGCAAGCGTGAGGCAGAAGCCAAACGCAAGCAGAAGCAGGCAGCCGATAGCATCAAGGCTGAGACCAACGAGTTGATGGCTAACAACGCCAAAGCCTATGCAGAAGGCAAGAAAACCTATCAGCAGTTCCTCGATGACCGACAGAACATCCAAATCAAGGGCTTCGCTAAGCTGAAGCAGTTGTATGGAGCCGAGAGCAATGAGTACAAGCAGTTACTTGAAAAACAGGTCAATGTTGTCAAGCAGCATGATGCTGCCATTCAGAAGATGAATGAGCAGACCATTGAGCGTGAACGCCTCCAGAAGGAGGCTAGCATCAAAGCGCAATATTATGATGTCAATTCGAAAATCTATCAGAATGATACCGCTCTCAATGAAGCCCTATATAAGAATGATGTCGAAGCCATGAAAAAACGTCTTGCACTCTACAAAGACAGAGAGGGCAGCGAGGAGTGGCTGGATCTGAAGGCTGAGATGGAACAGGCTGAGCTCGACCACCAGCTGCAGATGCAGGAGTCATACCAGAACCAGCTGCGTGAACTCCGTCATCAGTTTGGCAAGCAAGACCTGCAGGCACAGGAGACCATGTACCTAAATGGCCTTGACAATCTCTACAAGAAGGGATTACTCAAGGAGGAGGAATATCAGCAGATGAAGTTGGAAATAACAAAGCAGTTTGCTGCCCAGAGAGCACAGATAGATGCTGATGATCATGGTGCTGGTAGCGCTCAGCTGAAGATTAATGATAAGTCATCAGAGATGGTCAATAGCGCCAGGGCTGCAGCAGGGGAGTCCCAGCAGACGAGCAATGCCACTCTGGGTGGATACTTCTCCTCACAAATCTCAAACTATCAAAACACCATGGAGAAATTGAAGGAGTTGTATGGCAACGACAAGCAGAACCATGCTGCATACATGCAGGCCAAGGCGCAGGTCACCGCCGACTTCCTCGACAACATGGTGCAGCAGACATCTGCGGCATACAACGGCATCAACAACATACTTTCTTCTGCGTCAGCATACGCTCAGGCATGCTCAGACCTGGAGCAAGCCAAAATCTCCAAGAACTACGAGAAACAGATTGCTGCAGCTGGCAAAAACTCAAAGAAAAAGAAAAAGTTGGAGGAGAAGAGAGACAAGGAACTGGCCGCAGCGAAGTCCAAGGCTAACAAAAAAGCCATGAAAATAGAAATTGCACAGGCGATAGCATCTACAGCAATGTCTGCTATCAATGCCTATTCATCTGCTGCAGCTATACCAACAATAGGTTGGACATTAGCTCCTATTGCAGCAGGTATGGCCACAGCTGCAGGTATGATACAGCTTGCTGATATCAAGAAGCAGCACCAAGCAGAGGCAGCAGGTTACTACGAGGGTGGTTACACCGGTGGCAACCGCTATCGTAAGGAGGCAGGAGTGGTTCACGAAGGTGAGTTCGTTGCCAACCATAGAGCGGTCAACAACTCATCTATCAGACCTGCATTCGACCTCATAGATAGAGCGCAGCGCGCCAACACCGTAGGCTCTCTGACTGCTGATGATATCAGCAGGGCACTGGGAGCAGGAGCCAGCGCTGCTGTCGTTGCTCCTATCGTCAACGTCAGCAATGACAATGCCGAGGTACGCCAGTCTCTCGATGGAGTCAATTCTGCAGTCAGCAGACTCAACAAGACAATTGAAAATGGTATTAAGGCAGATGTATCTATTGCTGGTAGAGATGGCATAGATAGACGCCTGAAGGAGTATCACAGAATGCTAGATAACAAGTAGCTTATGATAACATGCATCATCAATGGCCATAAGGCCTATCCCATTTCTACATCATCCATCAAGGTGACATACGCAAATCAGTATGTCACCGATGATGGTGAGTACACCTATGACATCACCTTCCCCATGAATATCCTGGAGAACCGTGTCATATTCAAGAATGTCTCACGACTGGAGGTCAGGAAGAACATCGCCAAATACGATGACTGCAAGCTGTTCTGTAACAGCCAGCTCATCATGAGCGGTGTCGGTACCATACTCTCCGTGAATGAGAAAGAAATCAAACTGCAGATAGTCGGAGGCAAATCACGCATCAAGTTCAACGACCGCATGGAGAAGCACTACATAGACGAAATTCAGTTTGGTACAGCAGATAAGCCGGGATATGATGTTGGTAAGGGGTGGTCACAGATGTTCAAGGACAGAATAACTGAAATTTACAGATTAGATGAAGATAAGACGAAGTTCCTGGGAGTAGAAGGAAAATGGTGCTTCGTACCTACAAGGGACGAAACAAATGAAATGATTGCTAATTTTGTTGGAGTAGATAAAACGAAACAATTTATTGGCTACAATGCACCATTTATCTCTAACCTAGCTGTTCAGCCCAACCTGATGTATATCTTTCGTAAAGTAGTAGAATATGAAGGATATACTATCAAGCGCAACGATTTTGACTGCAAGCCATGGAACCAGCTTTATATAGCTTCAGCCTACAAGACTCGTGAGCTGCGAAGGGCACTACCTCATTGGTCGAGCTATACTTTTATAGAGGAATTTCGAAAGCTTTTCAATGCCACCATTGTTTTTGATGATATCCAAAAAACTTGTTCTGTTATCAAAAAATCAGAGCTGACAAGCGCAGATTCCGTAGCGATTGAGCCTCTGGACGAATACACAACGGACTACGACGAAGACGGATCCTTCTCCACGTCATCTACAGCAAATCTGGAGTATAATCTGGGTGATTCTGCAAACAGAGATAACTATGAAGTTATTTCAAAAAAAGTCTTCGAGAATTTTGATATAGTCCATAGTACAGGTATCTTTGATCCGCAAAATCAGTTCAAAGGGACAACACAGTCATGGTCTGAAAAACAAAAAAGACAGACCATCATTGAGTGTAATGGTAGTTACTACATATATGTAGAGAATGAGGACGGTTCGAAAACATGGCAGTTGGCAGGCGTTTGGTCACCATTAATCAGGGACAGTTCTTCTGATGATTATGTTGAGATTAACATATCTCCTGCAGCACAAGTTGTAGAAGATATCAATTTCAAAACAGCAATCATAGGCGAAGATAATTACTACGAGAAGCGATGCCTTCTTTCAATACCTAATGTTAAGGAGCCGGATTCAAAGGAGTGCGATGTTGATGATGACGGATTCAGCTACATATCCGTGCAGGATGCGATAGATGATGAGTCAACACTGGACAAATCCGAAGATGATCAGGAATGCATGAATATATTCTTCATTATTCCAGGAGAAGTACAGGATGACAACAAATTTAGTTGGGTTAGAGCGAAGTCTAGGTGGCCAAAATTCAAAACCGACTACCGAATAAATAAAGAATATTGTGGTAGTACCGAAGGTGGATTTGGTGGGAACGGAGGAGGAACATTTAAAGAAAAGTATCCTTACTCTCTGTCGATTTGTACGAAATCTACTAATGATGTTGTTGCTCTGGGCTGCTTACATGATAATGGTCTAAGATTAGACAATAAAAACTGCATGGAGACCAAGTTTAAGTCAGATGACATACCGGATCCATCCAAGATATACATTATCCGCAACAAGAAATATGTGTGCGAGAAGATAGAGATGGAAGTCAAGGACGATGCCATCGAGCCAGTTTACACGGGATATTTTTATATGCTATCATAATATATATATAATAAGGTGGGGAGCAGTTAGCTCTCCACCTTATTATATTATAGGATACCCTGATAGTTCTTGATATACTCATTCGCCTTCTGTATATCCTTAGGCGTATAGATGTCTGTGATGAGTATAGATGAGTGCCTCGCCTGGTCTCTGACCGACAAGACATCGGCATTGGCCCGCAGCATATTGGTAATACCTGTGTCCTTCAAGCTATAAAATTTGAAGCGAGGTGAGAGTTTCAGTTCCTTTCTCAGGACACGAGTCCAGTAGTCTCTGAACATTTTCTCGTTCTTTCTTTCAGGTCCCGGGCAGAACCCGTCAGAGAATAGATAGTCCTGCCCTGGGTGAGAGAAGATGTTGAGTTCCATCATCAGCTTGATGACATGGGTCGGCAAGGTGATCACGGCATCATTGCCGTTCTTAGTGTTCTCGCCATGCAGACTGATTGTCTGAGTCTTAACGTGGATATCGCAGATTCTGAGATATGACATCTCTCGAGGGCGGATGAAGAGGTAGTGGATAATTTCACACGCCAGCAGATAGTGCCTGTTGTGCTCCATCAGATAATCTCTGATGAGCTGCATGGTGCAGTCAGGTATGACATCTCTGCTTTTCTTCTGCCTGTTCTTGATACGTTCCAAACCTTCTGTTGGGTTCTTGGGTATATAGCATCGAGCCAACAGATAAGCGGAGAAACTCTTAGTCCAGGCAAGATAATTGTTGCGAGTCAATACTGTATTATTCCTGTCGATGAAAATGTAGTCCAGGAACTTGCTCACATTACTTTTGTCCCATTGATAAGAAAAATTGAGAGTTATGTTTTTTTCTTTCTTCCATCTTTCCAAGATCCGTACACGGCTGCTGTAGTCAACAAAAGTCTCCTCACGCATACTTCCCTCATTGCACATTTTTGTTAGATAAGCCTTATATTTCTCGAGAACGTCTTCCCACTTCGTATATTCCAGAGGCTGCAGAGCCTCAATCCAAGGATTCCAGCCTGCCATGAGCTTCTCTGTGAGATTCTTGATAATCTGGTCGGCATAGGCGCGCTGGTTCCGCTTGCCCTTGATATGGTCAAGCATAATTTTTTTCTTCCTCATGCGGTTGATGCTTGGATCAAACGCCATGAAGGAGATATAACATTCTGATCTTTGATGAAAAACTGGAGGTTTCCAGCCAATGACACTACTAAGTACTGTGTCATTCGAATTTGGAGCATAATTTTTTTTAGCCATATCTTTAATTTTTCTCAGATATAGCCTGTTATTAATAATGTATATAGGATGATACCGAAATTGTACCGACCATTTTGGCACCGACTGAGGCAAATCCTCAGTGTTTATGGCACATTTACCGGCTTTTCGTCGGGATTACTGGACTCGAACCAGCGACCTCATCGTCCCGAACGACGTGCGCTACCAACTGCGCTAAATCCCGATATCTGCTGCAAAGGTACATTAAA